CGATGACCAGCTAACAGCTCGTAATGGCCGGGAAACAGTTACGACAGAATTGCAGATTGATTTGTTTTATTCGATCAACGACAGACTAGCACTTGAAAATGATACTTATTCAATCAAGAGCGCAATTACACAAGCCACAGACAGAATCACACGTGTAACATCTCAAATATTGGTTGATAACTCAATTGGAAGAGATGTATACCATGTGATTTTTTCTGTGACAGCATATATTTAGGAGAAATTATGACAGTAGATATGGTTAAGGGCACGGCAACGCTTGCCAAAAAGGTATGGTATTTTATTCAATCAACGTCAGCGGAGGTTGGCAGTTCAGCGGTATTACCAGCTATGCAAACAGAAGGATCAGTAAGTATTGAGGGAGACTCAATTGACGAACAAACAAAGTTTGGTCGTATTGTTATGCCTTCTTCTAACGAAGACTCAATCGAACTGACGACATACGTCGTACCAGAAGATAAGGCAGTTGATATTATCACACAAGCTAAGCACAAGGGTGATCAAGTTAAGGTGTGGCGTGTTGTTGTTGATAAGCGATACGCCAAGAAAACTGGAACAGATCCGAATAGCAAGCAAGTATTCCCTGCAATGTTTGGTTACGCGGTCGTTGACAGCGTTTCATTAGATGACGGTGACAAGTTGATCACGGCTAAGTACAAGTTGAACATCATTGACAAGTTGAAAGAAGGTCAATTTGAATTAACTGATGATGAAATTGCAACATTAGACGCAATTTATGAGTACGAAAACCCTGGCGAAAAAACAGGTAACTTCGGTACAGACGAACAATAAGAGCTTCGGCTCTCTACATAAAAAGGAGATAACTCATGGAAGTAACAGTAGGTAAAAAGACAGACACTCTAAAATTCAACTATAAGGCATTGTTCAATGCAAATAAAGATTACAGCACCTACGATGCTAACAACAATAATATGGGCGATGGTGCTACCAATTTATTTACACGTATTTTAACTGGCGATACAGCTGTAATCATTGACATTATCAAGGTTGCAGGTGGCTTTGGAAAAATATCAGATGATGATTTATTTGATGCCGTTGATGAAATACAGAAGATGGTGCAAAGATTGATGAAGTACTAGCAGAATTAAAGGACGAGTTGAAAAATAGCGGTTTTTTCTTGAAGTCAATCACAGCGCAACGGGACGCGGTAGCAGAAGCGCTACCAATAGTGAAGTCAAAGGAACAAACAGACGAAATCAAGCAACAAGTGACGGCGATCGAACGTATTCTGAAATTGCTGAACGAAAATCTTTAATTGAGTTATTGGCTCGCTTTGGTATTTACGATACCGAGTGGGCTTTTTCATTGTACAAATGGGAATTGGACGCTGTTATCAAGGGTAGACAACTCGCACAAATTGACGAACGTGAGAAGTTGGCCGTACTAGCAACACAAATTGGTTACTTTGTGAACGCTGAAAAACCTAAATTCAAGGATATATTTAATCGTGATGAACTTGAAGCGTCGTTAGAAGGTGCCTACAATCCGCATAAAAAAGAAAAAACCGAACAGGAACGCTTGGAGCTATACAGAAAGGCACTGACTGTATTCGGAGAAAGGAGTTAGTATGGCAAATTATAACGGCGGAAATGTTACGGCTCATATTGGCGCGGATATATCTGATTATCAGTCAGCAATGAAAAACGTTGCAGGCGCTACTCAAAGTGCACTATCTAGTGCCAATCAAGCATTTTCTAGTATTGGTAAAACATTAGCAATTACAGGAGCAGCAATAACTGCGGTAGGCATTAAAAGTTTAACTGGATTTGGTAGCTTTCAAGCTTCATTAAATAAGGCTGCTGTTATCGCTGGCGGGACATCAAAAGACATTCAAGGGTTGTCTGACGTTGCTAACAAAATGGGTGCTGATTTGCCCTTGAGCGCTAAGGATGCAGCTGATGCTATGGTTGCAATGGCTCGTGATGGTGCTTCAATCGGTACAATCAAGAAAGAATTTCCGGCGATTGCGCAAGCTGCTACAGCTGCAGGTGCTGACTTACAAACAACGGCGAGCGTTGTGCAACAGTCAATGAACATCTGGGGCGATTCATTGAAGAGTCCGCAACAGTCAGCGGCTATTTTAACGCAAACAGCTAACTTGTCGAACGCTTCTATTGAAGATATGCAACAAGCATTGGCAACGATTGGCGGTACGGCAAATAATGCGGGCATTGATATGCAAACCGTATCAACTGCCCTTGGTTTGTTGACTAACCGTGGATTTAGTGCGGCACAAGCTTCACAAGACTTAAACCATGCTTTATTGCTAATGCAGGCACCAAGTAAGAAAGGTGCTGAAATGGCTGCGTCCTTGGGCGTAAGTTTCAGTGATGCACAAGGAAACATGCAGCCGCTGACGCAAATTTTGAATGAAATTGGTGATGCCACGGCAAGCATGACCAGTTCAGAAAAATCAGCAGCGTTAAAAACAATGTTTGGTTCAGCTGGAATGGCTGCTATTTTGCCATTGATGAAATCGGTTAAAGATACCACGGACAATACGACTACGAGTTGGTCAGCGTTTACTGGAGAAATGAATAAGGCTTCGTCAAGCACTCAAGTTGCTACTAAATTTCTTGCGAGCCAAGCTAGTGAAATGCAAAAAAACGTTGGTTCTAAAATTGAACAAGTTGGTGGTAACTGGGAATCACTACGTAATTCATCAATGGCTGGAAGTTCAGGCGTGATGGGTAGTATTGCTGATATGATCAGTAGCACTTTACAATGGGCGACAACTTCGAATAGTGCAATCGGAAGCGGAATACGTACATTTCTGGGTTTGACGCCAATTATTGGTGCCGCTACACTTGCAACTGGTTCATTTCTAACAGCTGCTACTAAGATTGGTGGTGTAATGCGTACGCTTGGAACAGCAATGCGAGCCATGTTAATAAGCCCTTTGGGAATTGCTGTTATTGCCATATCTGCGCTTGTAGCAGCATTTGCTATTGCGTATAACAAATCTGAACAATTTAGAAATACGGTAAATCAGTTGGCGGGAACATTCTCTAAGGCATTGGCACCGGCGATAGACTTTGCAAAAAAATCATTCGGACTATTCTTGCAAGGTACAGCATCTGCATTTCAAGGAATTATTCAACAAGTTGCTAATTTAGGAACAAGCATAGCTAAAAGTATTAATTTTTCATCTATTGGTTCATCTTTAATAGGGTTTATATCACAAGTAATGAATGTTATGACAATCGCTCGCAATGCGGTTGCTGATTTTATTAAAGGATTTATAAAAGCTAATGCTGTTCAGTCTGTATGGTTAGCATTGGTGTCTACATTTAATCTTTTAAAAGATGTAATAGGAACAGTTATTATTTCTTCAGGTAAACTACTAAGTAGTTTTAGTCAGGTTGGATCATCTGAATCGGCGTTTGAGACTTTAGGAGCAATTATTGGATCACTTGTAACTGTAATATCAAATGCTGTTTACGCGGTAACTAGATTTATTGATAGTTTAACAAAAATAGAAGGTTTTAACGATGTATTTACTTCAGTGGTTGTTGCTGTAGGTTCTGTGGTTATTGCATTTAAGGTTGTTTCTTTAGCTGTAAAAACAGGGCAAGTTGCTATGACTATGTTCAGCAATGCCGTAAAGATCGGACAAGGTGTAATGGCGGCTTTTAATGTAGTCATGTCGGCTAACCCTATTGTATTGTTAGTTATTGCCATAACTGCAGTAGTTGCGGCACTAGCATATTTCTTTACGCAAACCAAAACAGGACAAGAGATATGGTCTAACTTTGTCAAATTCCTGTCAGGCGTTTGGGGAGGGATAAAACAAGGTGTAATAGGAGCTGGTAAGGCAGTATCTGACGCATGGAGTAGTAGCAAAAAATCAGTAGAAAATGCTTGGTCAGGAACGAAGACATTCTTTTCAAACTTATGGGCTAACGTTTCAAAAGGTACTGATATTTTTGTTCAAGCAAACCAAAAAGCTGGTAGTGAATCTGTTAACGCTCTTAAATCTGGATGGAATTCGATTGCAACTTTCTTCTCAAATGTTTGGGATAGTGTTATTCAAACATTACAACCTGTGTTTGACCTAATAATACAAGGGTGGAATTCCGTCGTAACTAACCTATCTACAATTTGGAATGGTTTAGTAAGTATTGCAACAGGTGTATGGAACTTGCTTAAAGACGTGATTATGGGTCCAATATTATTGTTGCTTGATTTAATAATTGGAGACTTCACTAATCTTGGAACAGATGCGCAAAATATATGGACAAATATCGTGACTAGCTTGGGGCAAATTTGGAACGGAATAGTTATGATAGCGACAACTATTTTCGGAATTATCGCTAATACTATTAATGTTATCTGGACAACTATTTCTGATTTTGCCGTATCAATTTGGAACAGTGTCGTTTCAACAGTAGTCGGAATATGGAATAGTTTCACAACCGCTGCAACTAAATTTGCAACTGATTTATGGACTAGCATCGTTAACATTTGGAACGCTATACCTGGTTTCCTGTCAGGCTTGTGGAACAGTGCTGTTTCAACTGTAACAGGAATTTGGAACGTGTTTGTTAATAGCGCGGTATCGTTTGGTAATCGTTTATGGAATGGCATTAAAAACATTTGGAATGCCATTCCTGGTTGGGTTTCCAGTCTTTGGAATGGGGTCAGAAACGTTATATCGTCAGTATGGAATGCGATTGCATCAACCGTATCAAGTCTAGCTCGTAGCGCTTGGAACGGAGTAGTTGGTGCTTGGAGTGGTGCGGTTGGTTGGGTATCTGGTATATGGAATGGTGTTAAGAGCGC